ATGTGGGCGATGGGCATCTTCGACCGGGTGACCTCGATGAACGCCTCCGACCCGTTCTCGATGGCGCTGGTGCGCGGCGCGCCCACTGAGCGCCTGCGGTTCATCATGGACAGCGTGCAGCGCGTGTTCTGGTATCACCCGACCACCGACGCCATCGTCGAGGGCAAGGCGCCGGTGCAGGCCGACGACGGCAGCCTGGCGTGGCCGGATGGCGGCGCGCCGCCCGACGGCACGCAGTACAGCCTGTCGGGCACCAAGCGCCTCGAATATTACGTCTACGACCAGTTGCCCCGGAACCGGAACGAGCACCACGGCGCCCGGCTGCCCAAGGCGGTGGTGCTGCGCCGCTTCGACCTGTTCGGCCGGGGCTTCAACCAAGGGTCCGCTTGATCGCCTCGGTCATGGCGGCCAGCGCCAGGGGCTGCATCTTGTCGGTGACGCCCTTGGCGATGAAGCGCCCGGGCTCCGGCTTGGTCACCCAGCCCTGCGATCCCTCGATCATGACCCGGAATGTCAGGTAGGTCGAATGCGGGGCCTTCGGCGTGCCGGTATCGAACCGGACCATGCCGTTCAGGTTGCGCCGCTGCTGCGGCGTCAGCCCCTCCATCCCCTTGGTGTTGAGCCGCCCGCCCCACTGGTACTGGTTCTGGTTGACCATGGCATGGCCCTTGGTCTTCGGGTCGGACAGGAAGGGCGAGTGCAGGGCGCTGGCGCTCATGCCTGACTTCGGGTTCAGGTGCACCATCTGCCCGGACGGCCGCTGGCCCTGGCCGGTCACGCGGCTGGCATTCAGGGCCTTGGCCATGGCGTAGACCGAATCCGGCATGGCCGGCGCGTGCGCGTTGTTGCCGGGCGTCTGGTGCCGGAACGGGATGATGAGGAAGCGCTTGCCCTTCTCGGTGCGCCGGACCTTGTCCGACGTGTTGAGCATCTTCTTCAGGTCGCGCCCGGGCCGCCCGTTCTCGATGCCCACGGCCCCCTCGTAGGTGGCCTCGACGACGGCGGTGAAGTCGCCGGTCATCTTCCAGGTGATCGACTGCGCGTAGCGGTCCTTCTCGCCGGACCACAGGCCGTTTTGCTGGAGCACGGCCTGCTGCCAGTTGGCGCTGGTCTGGAACGCCACGGCGCGCACGGCCTGGTGGACGAGCGGGAAGACCTCCTTGGTGATCGCGCCCTTGATGGCCAGGAGGTCGCCGAGTTCAAGGGTCATGTGCATCTGGATCATGCCGGCAGGTTACCGTCACGCCCGGGTCGTGACGGCATCATGCTGCCATGATCCACACGGTCCAATCCCTTCCTGTCGGCAATGCGCTGCGGCTGTTCCTGTCGCCGCCTGCCGGCGCGCAGCGCTTTCGCATCCTGCGCAAGGGTGCGGATGGGTTCGCCGGCCCGGATGACCCGGGCGCGGTGCTCGTCTACGAGGGCGACGACAAGGTCGTGCTCGACACCAAGGCGCTGACCAACGACCTGGCGGTCTTCTACCGCCCCTTTTACTGGATCGACGGGGCCTGGGCCGATGGAGGCGCCACTGCCTCCGGCACGCCCCGCGCCACCTACGCGGACGCCAGCACCGACGTGCTCAACGTCGTCCGCGACCGGCTCGCGGCCGGCCTGGCGGTCGAGCTCCAGCGCAACGTGCTGCGTCACCCAAACAACCAGATCCAGGTCCTGACCGCGCCGCCCCAGGCCGACAATGCCCGCCTGCCGCTGGTCACCGTGCAGCTCGTGTCCGAGGAACCGCCCGAGCGCGCCGCCGGCGATGAACTGGATACCCAATTCGACGGGATCGGCGGGGTCTGGGTGGACAGCGAGGGCTGGCTCGCCCGGGTCACGCTATCCATCACCGGCTGGTCGCTGAATCCCCAGGAGCGCAACGCGCTGCGCCAGGTGCTGCGCCGGCTCATCGTGGCGAACCTGCCGGTATTCGACGATGCCGGCATGCTGAAGATCGAGTTCAGCATGCAAGACCACGACGCGGTCAACGATGAATTCAAAGCCCCGCTTTACCTGACGAATGGCTCGCTGGTCTGCCTGGCACCTGTCGTCGTTACCAGCGAAGTCCAGACTATCCGCGTCGTCGAAACGGACCTTCTTGCCGATTAATGAGGAAATGATGGCCAAGACCACTGCTGCAACCAACCAGGGCGTAGAAGCCCAGACCACCACCGCTACCGTGAATGATGACCCGGCTGTCGAGAAGGTCACCCTCGACGAGTTCTGCCTGCGGCTGTCCGCGTCGGTTCGCCGGCCCGAGCTGATCAACGGCTTCCACTACGTCGAGACCAAAGCAGGGCGCGTCAAAGACTACGAGAGCGCCTTCAAGTCTCGCTTCGACGCATTCGTCAAAACTCCCGTCTGATTGGAGCAACCATGCCTGTTTTCTTCGATGGCCGTCTGCTTGTCTCGCCCACCACCGCTTCGAAGGTGGACGACAGCGCGATGGCGAACAAAAACCTGACCGTGGGCAACGTCGTTGCCTTCATCGGTCGGTCGCTGGGCGGCAAGCCGAACACCGCCCTGCGTTTCGGCACGCCCAGCGAGGCGGAAGCCGTGCTGGTCGATGGCGAGCTGCTGGACGCCGTGCGCGCCGCATTCGACCCGAGCCCCGAGACCAACGCGCCTCAGTCGGTCGTGGCGGTCCGGGTTAACCCGGCCGAGCAGGCCTCGCTGACCCTGCTGGATGCCAGCTCGAACCCGGTGATCACGCTCAAGTCCACCGACTACGGTCTGCGCAACAACCAGATCAAGGTGAAGGTCGAAACCGGATCGACTGCGGGCAAGAAGCTGACCACGCAGTTCGGCAACGACTACTACACGATCGACAACGTCGCGCGGAACGCCTTTGGCGTGCAGTACACCGGCGCTGCCGCCTCGGCCACGATGTCGATCACCGGCACCAGCATCGTGATGCAGGCACCCACCGGCACCACGATCGACACCATCGACCTCGCGACCTTCAAGACCGTGCAGCAGGTGGTGGACCGCATCAACTCGCTGACCGGCTTCGCGGCCTCGGTGAAGGACGGCAACAACACCAAGGCTGCGCTGAACGGCCTGGACTACGTTACCAGCCAGGACGTGAAGACCACCGAGTTCGTGGTCACCGCGAACCTGCAGGCCGTCATCGACTGGTTCAACAGCGCAGGCGAAGGCTTCGTCACGGCCACCCGTGGCGCCACGGCCGGCAATGTGCCCGCCAACATCGGCTTCTCGTACCTGTCCGGCGGCTCGGATGGCATCGTGACCAATGCCGAATGGGCGGATGCCTACGAGACCCTCCAGACGGTGGACGTGCAATGGGTGACCCCGATCTCGCCCGAGCCCTCCATCTGGGCCATGAACGACGCCCACGTCTCCTTCATGTCGAACAACAAGAAGGAGCGGCGCGCCATCGTCGGCGGCGACCTGGGCATGTCCAACGAGGACGCGATCGCGGCCGCCAAGTCGCTGAACAGCGACCGCACCTCGCTCGTGCATATCGGCCACTACAGCTACGACCCCCAGGGCAACCTGGTGCTGCGTCCTGCCTACCTGACCGCCGCCATGATCGCTGGCGCGTTCGCCGGCGTGAACCCGGGCACGCCGCTGACCAACAAGGCGCTCAAGGTCGTGGCCCTGGAGCGCGACCTGCGCAACCCGACCGAGACCGACGTGCTGATCAACGGCGGCGTGCTGTGCGTCGAGAACACCGACACCGGCTACAAGGTCGTGCAGTCGATCACCACCTGGCTGATCAACAGCAACTACAACCGCCGCGAAGTCTCCACCGGCGTGGCCGTGGACTTCACCGCGCGCAACTGGCGCCAGGCGGTCGATTCGCTGCGCGGCTCGAAGTCCAATCCGCTGCTGATCTCCCAGGCTATCAGCCGCTCGGACAGCGTGCTGCGCGAGCTGGCGCGGCCCGAGCCGCAGGGTGTCGGCGTGCTGGCCGGCGATGAGGCCAACCCGCCCTACAAGAACATCCAGGCCAGCATCGAGGGCGATGTGCTCCGGCTCCAGGCGCAAGTCTCGCCGGTCATCCCCAACAACTACATCCTGATCACGATCGCTGCGGTGCCGTGGTCCGGCTCGGCCTCGGCTTAATCGTTGGATCGCACCCAGGAGTAATCAGCAATGCAACAAAACATCAAAGTACGGTCGGGCAACCGGATCGTCGTGCGGTTCGACGGTAAGGAAATCGGCCTGATCCAGAACGTCAGCATGAACGACGACTATGCGCCGGAGCCCGCCTCGGGCGTTGGCGACATCCACGTCGCCGAATGGGTGCCGACCATGGCCCGCCACACGCTGAACGTGAGCGCCATGGTCCTGCGGCGCGGCGCCATGCTGGAAGCCGGCATCGCCATGGAGAACGGCGACGCCGTCCTCCAGGGCCTCGTGTTCGACTTCGAGTCCTATGACAAGGACACCGGCGACCTGCTGCGCAAGTACATGGGCTGCTCCTACGCCTCGGGCAGCATCGAGATCCAGAAGCACGCGATCACGGTGCAGCAGGCCGTGTTCAACGCGCTGGATGTATCCGGCCTGGCTGCCTGACGCGGCCGCGCTCCACACGACAGCCGCCCGCTGGCGGCTGTTTTCTATCTAACCAGGAAAATTCATGGCCCGCCTCCCCAACCGCACCGACTTTACTGTTCCTGTCGAAGGCATCGGCGCCTTCACCTTCGCCAAGCGCTCGCTGCGCGACGAGCTGGCGATCGGCTCGGAATACTCGCGCCTCACCGAGGGCGTGGACACCCCCACGCAGTGGCTCGAGGCGGTTGCCGGCTGGATCGCCGCGCTGAAGGTGCTCACGGTCGAAGCACCCAAGGGCTGGAACATCGACGAGCTGGACCCGCTCGACCCGGAAACCTACGCCAAGCTGCGCAAGGTGCACGCCGCCCTGCGCGAAAAGGAGGGC